CTTCGTTGATAATCGGCTCGACTACCGCACGAAAGTCTGTACTGCGCATTGGGGTTGCCATTTGCTAGTTCCTTTCGTTAAATGTTAGACCGAAGCCTTGGGCGCTACAAACGTGTTGTTAGCGATCTGTACTTGAACAATCGTGTAGGTATCACCCCAAGCGTTTGTTTCACCGGGTGGGTATGCTACTTCACGTCCTAGACCAACTACACGGACTTGACCTTGTACTGTGGTAGCTACAGCGGAAGCCGCTAGTGCGCATGTTGAGAATCCAGCGCCACCGTTACCAATGGAGATACCATCAGCAGTAGTGTAACCAGTTGCGCCGCTAAAGTCATACTGTGCGCCGATAGAACTAGCGTCAGCAGAACCGTTGATCTGAGCTTCGTAAACCATTGCTGGGTCTGTCCAGAGCCAGAAAATGATCTGAGTGTAAGAATCTAATTGAGTCTTAGATGCCCACTTAGCTACAGAACGACGACCTTGGGAGTCGGTAAACTCCACGCCATCAAATACACCGTACACCGTACCAGCGGAACCGCCAGTTGCGGAAGTAGCGGCAATAGTCAATTGGTTTGAGGCATTTAGACCAACAGGCTGATATTGATAAAATGCTTGACCTGCACTCAAAGAGTAGGGAGCATTGTATGTATTATCAGTAGCAGCTTGGAAAGAGTTCGTACCAACAAATGCGGTAGCACGATCCAAACCACTTGGATGGTATGCAGGCTTCAGACCAAAGGGTTTAAATGTTGTTGCCATTTATGTTTCCTTTGTTATTTTTGAAGAATGTTATTGAAAACGAATATTACTATTCGCTTTTGCGGCCTCTTTTTCCATTTCCAAAACTCCACCTTCAAGAATTGATCTACCACCTTGACCGTCTTTAGCAGTGCTACGGACGTTCGCAGTAATATTTCGTTGATGCTCCAAGGGATCTTCCAAGTGCATCATGCGCATCACTTCTTGATAGATTTCTTCTGGTAACTTGAAGAGAACCATCTCGTTACAACTAACACAGCCTTCAAACTTGCCCGAGCTCATCTTGCCTAGTCCCTCAAAGCCTTTTCCTAATTCTGCGGCTTTCACTGGCTCATAACCCAACGCCATACGTTTGTCGATACTGTCATAATTATTTGTGGTGGATAACCAACACAAATGGAATCCAGGGACTAAGCCATCTGGAATGTCTGGCAAAGCATTGTTTTGCCATTTATCACGGAACGCCTCAATACGCTCCCTATTTAAATCTTTTTCGCCTGCTGTTGCAATACGATCTTTTGTTTCTTGAACACGATCTGCCAGACGTTCATCTATATCACGTTTAATTCTTGCGTTTGCCATTTTGATTATCCTTGACGATTTTGTTTATCGAATTCTGCGTATGCTTTGATCATTTTACTACGCTTTGCTGGGTCATCCCAAGCACCAGCGTCTTTAATGGCTTGCACACGTTCTTTGCTGAGTGTAATTGTATTTCCTGTTTTTCCAGAGGGATTTGCCGTCCTACTAGAAGCTGTGGGAGATACACGCCTTACACTATTCGCACCTTTTGCCGAATATCGATGAGGCAAACGAGCAGCAAGTCGATTATCCAATTCATCCCAATACTCTGGGTCTGCTGGATCCCAACCTTCTGCCGCTAAATCTTGGTCAATAATCTTTGCAATACGACTATCAGTGTCTCTTGCTTGAGGATCATACCAAGTATTCTTTTTTAACCAACCAGTAGCATGTCGTTGTACCTCAGTAGAAATCTCATTCGGTACATTTTGCTTTGGTCGTTTGGCTTCTTCAAGTTGTTGCTTTTTGTAGGCTTGAATCTGTGCCAACTTGGTTTTAGCATCTTGAAGTTGCTCTAAATACTCTACTTGTGCGTTGGCATCATTTGCTTGTGCCGCTTGCACTAATTTCATTTTAGCGTATTCAACACGAGTTGCCTCGTCTTCAATCGCCTTGTCCACTTGAGCAAATTGATAGGAAGCTGTGGTGCTTTCTAACTTTGCTAACCGCTCTGCTAACTCCGCATTACGGCGCTCAAGTGCAGTAATCTTGTTTTTAGCGGTATATTCGCGCTGTTTGGCTAGTTCTTTCTTTAGCCTACGCTCTTCACGCCGCGCTTGACGAATTGCTTCCCGATCTTCGTCGGTTTCGTCTACTTCTCCGCCTTCTGCATACTGTTCGGTTTCTTCTGAGTCTTCTTCTTCGGAAACATCTTCAGTTTGTTCAGTTTCTTCTTCGGCTTTAGTGGTATCCTCATCATTTTTGAAAGGATCTTGTTCTAACTCTAAAGCTACTTTTGCACTGCCGTCGTCCAGTTCTTTAACTGGGATATTATTTTCTGCCATAATTTTCTTTCAAAATTAGTCTACAAAGGCTTTCATTTTCTGCGCATATTCAAACGACTTGATGCGAGAAATGATTTCACGTGCTTGTATGGTGATAAACACCACGGGAGCACCGCCGTCATCGGGATTTACTACGAATCGATCACCGCCGTATTTGATTGTCCGTACCAAGTCACCTTCTTTACACCAAGGACCTTCAATCCAAGGCTCAAGGTTATCGGGACTTCTGTATGCTAATGGACCAATCTGTATTACTTTGGCAACGGTTTCGTTAAACCGCAATGTTTGTCTGGTTTCATCAACCAGAATGATTCCACCTTTGCTGGTTACTTTTTCCCGTCGTAATTGCACGAGAACTCGGTCACCTGCCACTTCAATACCAGGATCGATCTTTGGAAAACATTCTTCCTCAGTTCGAAGATCTGGCTCTTCTTTTTGATTTACATCGAGTGCCATACGGCATGCCTCCTTAAAGCCCTACGGCTTCTATTCGTCGTTTTCGGAATCCTCTCGTAAGAGGTTGTCTAAAATCGCTTGGGCTTGTTTTATGCCCTCACGATTACCCAAAATTCTTTGATAGTCATCAAAGTTATGGATGTTGGAACCAGAGGCCAGTGCCTCGGTTATATTTTTGTCAGCGTTTTGCAAACGCTCGATTAGTTCGGAAATTAAGTCCTTCATATTACTACTTATGCAAAAAGACTAAAATTTCCGCCCCAATTAATAAAAATTACCGCCTTTGATGTCCTTGAGGTTTTTACCTGGACCGATTGCTTTAGCGTTCTTTAGGTTGCCTTGTTTGGCACCAATCTTCCAATTGTTGTCACGATGTGAACCAGATGGGCCAGCATCGATGTTGGTGTCGCCTGGGCCGCCACCACTAGTGATTTTGCCAGTCTCTTGATAGATTTGGCGAAACCCTTTTAAATTTTGATCAGACATTTGTTGCTCCTGTTGGGGGTTGTTGATTTTGTAATTGCTGTTTTACTGCTTCAGCTTGTTGTTGAAATGCTTGTTGCTCAATCGCAATACCATGCTTTAGAATCTCTTCTTCAGCCGTTTGGGTAGCTTGGATTGCCGTTTGGTTTTGTTCAAACTCCATCTGGCGTTGCTGTTGATCTAATTGAGCACCAGTTGTAATCATTGCCACCCGTTCTTTAGCTGCGTTATTGATATTTGCCAAGGCGATGTCTTTAGCGTTCTTTTGGCTATCGATTTGGCTTTGGGTGTTGTACTTCGCCATGAGTTCGTCAACTTTTTGTTGCAACTCAACGATCTTAATGTCAAAGTCTTGCTCTTGTTTTTGGACATCCATCTGGGCTTTAACTTTAGCCTCTTCTGCTTTGCGTTGTGTTTCCGCCATTTGTGTTTTCATCAACACTTGAGCGGTTGGGTCAGACTCAGCCATTTGCTGGCGTTGTGCTTGCTGGGCTTGTTGTACTTTCTGTACCAACTGCTGGATGACGGGCTGGATTGGTTGGAATTCAACATTACCATCCATCGACACCATTTGACAAGCAATTGCCAGAGCTTGTTCGCTGGTTTTATCCAAGGGTCGCTCTTCGTTGAGTTTGAAGATGTCCTTACCATCGGCTGCTTGGCTGACATAATTACGCATGGTTTGCAAATAATGCAGCGTAATGTGTTGTTTGAGGTGTTCCAATAAATGGGGTGTAAATTGTGGGCCGATAATTGGGCTTGATCCATAATTCGGATCCATGGCAAAGGTTAAATGCACCTTGATGTGTGCCAAATGATCTTGATCGGGGTATGCCGCTGCGGGTCTGCCCATCGTCATCGAGACGTTCTCAAGTGCTGGGTTCGCCTCTTTAATGCCGTCTGGATTGGGCAATATGTCGTTAATGTTCGGCACTTTTAGCTGGCGTAGGATGCGTAGGTGAACCTCACGCATGTTGTACATCTGGGGTGCGCCTTGAGCCAACTGCAAGATGGCTTGGGCTTGTGCCAAACGCTGAGTTTCCGAGAAAATGTTGGGGTCGGATACGGGACGAATGTCGTTGTTGTACGCAAAGTCACGAATCTCAATTTCTTCGCCAGATTCGTTGCTCATTTCCTCCAAGTACCAGTGATTGATACGGGAGAGGATCGCTAACGATTTGGCTTGTGAACGATGCAGACGTGCATGGATGCTGGAGAATACTTTTGCACCTTGCTCGATCAGTGCTTGGGTTGTGCCTACTGGAGCGTTGGAGTTAACATCACGAATCTTCTCTTCGGATGTTGTAACTACGCCTTTTGCTGCATCAGTTAACCAACCAAGCAGTTGGAATAAAACATTAGAGGGTTGATTGAACGGCAAGGGCATTGCCAACTTGCGTACATCGTCAACTCCTGGTGCACCTTCAATTTCTAGAACCTGCGTCGGTTCAATCCTGTCGCTTTGCCCACTAATGCGTCCGCCCTTGAGCTTGAGCATTGTTTGGCTATTGTTAATATGAGCAGCGTCAAGCAAAGCACGTAGAGCGCCGGTAAGAGCAGCAGAAAGGCCACCAATGAGATGTGGAAGGCCAATAGCATAAGCACCCCGCCAAGGAATGAACTTAAACTCAACATACCAATCCAGTTTTTCCAGTTTCTCGTCGCCATAACACCAGTTTCTATAAAGTGACAATACCTTGCTGGTAGAGTCGTCAATTGTTAAAATGTAAGGGGCACGTTTACCTTCGGTTTCTGCATCATCATCTAAGCGTAAGAAACATGTGATTTCGTAAACTCGCCGAACACCATCAACATTTTTAGTCGGCTCTTGTTTGCCTTCGATTTTGTTGTTGGCTTTTTGTGATTGAGTCATTTGATCAGACTCAATCTCGCTAATGTAGGTGGTGTCTATGTCACGGTAGATGCCTTGATCCACTCGTTGCTTAAACACATCTTCAGTAATGTCTTGCACTTCCGTAACACGAGCGGAAGTGTAGAAGTTAGTGGTTGCATACGGCAACAGAATGTTGTCGATTGGAATCCACTCGGTGGTTGGGCGTTTTTGTTCATAGTCATAACGCCACTTCAAATACTGTGATCCGCCTAACGGTAACTGAGTGAGCAGTTGCTCCATCTCATCACGGTATTCTTGT